TGACTACTTCGTAATACCACGCACTGGCAGTTATGGAAGACTCCACCGGCGTGGCACTGATAAGCGCATTCACACCGATGGGGCCATATTTCTCCAGTGCCTTGAATTGCTCTCGATTCCGCATACGTTGCAAAAAGGTCTGTGCCTTGGTGAAGGAACCGCGGTTTGTAACCTTGATCACGGAGCCACCATGTTCAACATATCAATCATCGGCAACACATGAGGATCATCCTCATCCGATCCGTAGATCGTGTTTTCGAACATGGTAAACTTTTCTGGATTCACCTTACGCGAATCCAGAGAAATGTGATTGGTGGGACGGATCCCGAGAATCTGATCAGGCACTCCAGTTAGATTCCAGCTAAATGTAGCCGGATCCACATTATCCGACAGCGAAGCCATATCAACATCATCAGGTACGGCCAAGATGTTATAGACCAGATGGATCTTGTATCCATGATCCAACCCATCTATGTCATTGCCCACCAGAGTTCGGTAACTCAAATGGAATAGGTTAGCCCGTTGATCATAGACAACTACCCCCGGAGCCATTTCCGAATTGCCCAAGAGGGTTTCTAGTTCGTCTGGGTAAGTAAACGCTGATAGTTTGGCTTCGTATGTCCCCGGGACATAATGATCCAAAAACTTGACCCCATCGAGAAAATAAGACTTAACTTCCCGAGACCGGACCTCCGTTACTGAAGTCAATCCGTTCCAGGCTACCGCCGTACCATTGGGCAAATACAGGACGCCACGGTCAACACCGGTTTCGTATCTACGGTCACCCACTTTATCCCACTCAAGTGCTGACATGCGGCCTCCTTTCTCTATTGCTTACCCTCTGGTACCCATTTGTGCTTTACGTTGAGCGTTGAGTTCTCGATTACGAGCCGCAACTTCACTTCGACTCATCTTCTTGGGCTTGGATTGCTTGACGTTACAAATCCGAATCAGCGTGAACAACCGGTTCAAATGCCAGGTTTCACATTCAAACGGAATGTCAAACACCGTCATCCAGTAATACACCAGCTCGGAAGTAATAACTTCACGTGATCCTGGAGAGCCAGGTTGATCGGAGAACCAAGTAGCGGTCATTTTACGCTCGATGTACTCATTAACCGCGTTTAGATTCTCTTCCGATAGTTTGTCGAGAAAATCCTCCGGGGGATTTGGCGTCAAAACCATATAACCAATGTACGCCAAAGTCTGTTCCGGAGTTTTCTCATTCTTACCCAAAAAGGGCTTTTCAAATTCTGACTCCCATTTTGAAAGAGAAACCAGAGAATGCTCCAGCTGGAGCTCAAAGCCGCCGTTAGTCATAAACGTTCCGGCGGATTCGTCGTAAGAATCGATAGCCCCAACTGTGATGGTGAGCATTCCCTGGTCTCCTTTCATCTTTGTGTCTTGCGGTGGTCCGGTTACGAATCTCCCGCCGGTCGAGCGATCCCGGAGAGTGAAAGGATCGAGCTCTCACCAGCCCCCCGCGACCCTTACCTGGGAGTCACGACCGCGCACATCAACGAATTACAGACGACTGACCGTGCCCGGGGTGCTCGAGAACGTCAGCCGCGCGCATCGGCTCCTGCGAAGCCGGGTCACCCACACGTTCCGACTACGGACCGGCACCGTCGAACATCGCGATGACCTCGTCGGGGCTGGGAAGGTGTGCCTCCCCGGCGGCCGTACCGAACAGGGCATCTTCGAGTGCCGTAAGCGCGGCGGGATCTGACGTAACGGAGTCAACCGTCAAGATGGACGTCGGTTTGTGGTCGGTGACCGTGATCGGGGTAGTCGAGAACTCCCATGAGAAGGCAATTGCCTCGGGCGAGTCGTTGACCGTGGCGTAAGCCTTCTCCGATGGTGACGCCTGGGCGCCGTAGATCAGATGGAGCTTGTAGCCGTGGTCCTGGCCTTCGGTGTCGTTACCCTGCAGAGTTCGGTAGACCATACCGAAGGGACGGCGTCCCTGCTGTCCCACCGACAAACCCGGCGAAGGCTGAACCGAACCGTCGTTCTGCCCGAATTCGTCCGGGTAGGTGAACGCCTCGATCGTGCCGCCGAACTCTTCGGCCGAGATGAGATTCACGTACACTGTGTTGTCTGCATACTGCTTGTTCGATTCCGCGCCCGAAGGTGACTCGGTGACGGTGGTCAGACCGTTCCACGGCACGCCAGCGCCGTAGTCGCCGGTCTCGTCGAGCTGATAAAGGACTCCGTGATCGACACCGGTCTCGTAGAGACGATCGCCGACGTTGTCCCAAGTGAGGACTGGCATTGCTTAAGGGCTCCTTTTCAGAAGAAGATGCTGAAGACGTAATGGTTGAGATCATCCGCTGCGAAAAACCGCTCGAAACTCACGTATTGCAACGCTTCAAGTTTATCTGCGAGCTCGGTATCGGGATTTCGATCGACAACCGTAACTTGGTATCGCTTGGCATCTCGATACAGCTCATTATTCGCGCGATCCGACGAACTCCCATCTCGTGAATAGATGATGCACGGGAATTGCATCTGGACATTCGCCGGAGGCTGAAAGTATACGTGGGGAGCCACTTCCTCAAGGAGTGACTGTAGCTCCAGCCGTGGGGCCATTATACACCTCCCCCAGTTGGAGAGTCAGGCGAGGGAGCTGAGCTTCGACATCAGTCACAGCCCAAAGCTCCCCCGCCCATTCCACATAACGAATGGCGAAGAAATGCCCACGTGCATAAGTGTCGGCCACGATGCTGATCGAATTGCTGACAGAGAAGTCTTTGTTCAGAGTATCGCCCTGACGGACAGTACTCCTATTTTGAATGACATCCCCATAATAGGAACGTTCGATAATAGTGTCAGCATAAACGCCCGGCGTGCCTTGTACGGTTTCACCGAACCCGATCCGTCCGTGAAACTTCGCCATGGATCAGATCAGCGAATTAGGAGCCAGCCGTGCCGCGGAAGGTCCACTCGTCCTCGACATTGTTGTCGAAGAAGTAGCCCGCGTTCGAAACGGCGTAGATGGTGAGGTCCATACCCTCGTCGATGGTGTACGGCGAGCCAGAGGCCGTCACCGCCGCATTGGTATCGCCGCGCCGATAGGTCACACCGGTGGTGTCGGTGATCGAGAACGTCGAGTTGTCGGGGTCGAAGGTCGGCTCAGCCGGAGCGGCACGGGTCGCGCCCGCCGCAGCCTGCCTGATGATCAGAGCGGACCGGATCTTGGTGAGGGCACCGGATGACCGCGCCTCGATCAGGTACTTGTACTGGTTGTAATCGATGTCAAAGTCATCGAAGAACGAGACCTCGCCACCGCGATCGGCGCCGACCGTGTAATCCGACAGGTTGACCACGAGGCCGACCAGGTCGGGCTCCTCCTCCATGACCTCGACGGTCACCACACCGGAAACGCCCAGCTCGGAGGCCAGCTCCGACGCGGTCCGGTAATAGCGCCGACCCTGTGAGTCGCGAGCCAGCAACATCTGGGTCATCGTGGGCAGTGTGGTGTAGAACGTCGGAAGCCCAGAGCCCTTGTAGAATCGCATGGACTCGAGAATCTTGTCCACAAGGTCCGTCTTGCGCAGATCGCCGTCAACGTCGATGGTGATCGTCGCGGCGTAGAGATCGTCGTCATTGAGGATCGAGCGCATACCCGCTCCGTCCGTGGCGCCCTTCGGGTCACGGATCTTGTCCTCGTCATCGACATCGCGACCGTCTCCGATAAGGATGGCTCGGGCGAGCTCCTCGTCGAGCATGAGTCGCATTTCGGCCTTCAGCCACAGCACGACATCGAAATCGGTGATATCGATGATGTCATCGCGATCGAGCCGCTGCTTCTTGTAGATTGTGCTCGGCGTCGTGACCCGCTTCATCAGGCCGAAGAATTCCTCTTTCTTCAGCGTGCCCTTGATGTAGCCCTTGGCTCGCGCCTCGGCATGGGTGATGTCCGCGGTGATCGACTTGATCCGCGAGAACGGACTCTTACGCACGCCGCCCAGAACGCTGGCCACCCACTGCGCCCGACGGGCGTCGAAGTCGGGCATGCCCGTGATCGTCCGCGCATCCGGAAACAGCGTATCGATATTCTCGATGCCGTGCTTGAAGGCGTAGTCCTCCACCGCCTCCTTCAGGGAGCCGCGCTTGACAGCGTCGGCAGCGATGCCTTGCATCGCGTCGTGCGAGAGCACGGTCCGGGGACCGGCCGTGCGATCCTCGCTCGCCGTCTCGAAGACGTTGCGTCCGCTCATCTCGTTTTCGTCCTTGTCCTCGTGGGTGGCGACCTCCTCCAAAGTGGAGGTGGTGGTCTCGGCCTCGGTATTGCTGCTGTCGGGCTCTTCGGCGCTTTCCAGAGCTGCGCCCACCATGTAGTGGACGACCTCCTGCTGCTCCGAAGTCATCGTCTCGTAGACGTCCTGGACGGTGTTGTCGTCGTCCGAAGTGGCCTCATGCTCCACCTTCGACGTCGTCTCCGTCTCTGTTTCCG